TAATTTCTGCCTCCTCAATATATCTATTCAAGATAGAAATTGTATCCTCACTTTCAAATGCTTCAAAGTTTTGAGGTTCCTGAATATCAAAGTTTTCAATAATCTTGAGTTCTGCAATATTTGAAGCATAGAGTTTGTCAACAAACTTTTCAAACTTTTTGGTATCGGTTTTCTTTCGAACAACAATTTTTACAATTTTATTCTCATACTCGCGAGCATCAAAAGTTTGATGATTGGTATCTTCATAGTAAATATTATAGAACATTTTGTAAGGGTTATTTACATACTCATGAGTTATTGTTTCAGTGTCAAAAATCGAGAAACCACGAGTATCACCTACATCAGTCCAATAAATCTCATATGGATTTCCTAGATAGAAAACTGTTCCATCATTCGATCTAGTGTGATAGTGTCCCGAGTAGACCCTGGTGAACTTACCAAATAGTTTGCCCTCCAAACCATGCTCCATGACGATTTGTTTATTAACTCTAAATCCTTGGAGTTCAAAATGCCCCAGCGTACACTTGCAAGACGTATTTTCAATAAGTTTGAGAGTTTCTTTTTCATTTTCTTGATTAATCCAAGGACATAACAAAACATTTAACCCTGCTATTGTAGTTTCTGTTGGTTTTGAATAAACTTTTATATTTTCATATTCATTCAGAAGCAAATCTGATGCATTAACTTGGTTAGTATTTTTATAATAACAATCATGATTGCCCGCAATTAAATGAACTTCAATGTTTCTTTTCAAAAGTTCATTAAAAAATACTCGTTTGGACCAAGATAGAGCAGCAAAATCAATTCCCTTTCTACTATCAAAACAATCTCCCATGTGTATTACATGTTTGATTTTTCTCTTATCTAAAGTAGGAAAGAATACTTCTTTATAAAATCTCTCAAAGTAATCATGAAAGAGTTTAGAGTTTTTACGACATCCGAAATGAGTGTCGGTGATTATTGCTATTTCCATTTTTTTCGATTTTCCTGCCAAGGAAGCATTTGAAGATTTTCTATTCTACTACAATATTCTGCAGATATTTCTTTATCAAAACATTCCTTTACGGATTGAATATGATCTATTTGATATCCACCATTTACTCCTGCTAAAGATCTTGGTAGATCATCTGGATTTATAATATCTTTATTTTCATTATATATTTGTTCTGTAAGATAATTAACTTTTCCTCTAAACTTTTTGAACTCGGATATATCATACCCTCTTTTTTCTTTGCATGTTTGAGACATTTTTATTTTTGTCTCTTCACTTCTTGGTCCAATTTTCTTTCCCTTATTCCAAGGTTCTACACCAAACATTGGATTATTCTTTCCAATATTGTTTTCGCTCATTTTTTCTCTTGTTTCTTGAGAGTGTTTCTGTAAACCTTTTTTACCTTTATTCCAAGGTATTGTTTCTTTCTTACCAGACACTAATACCTCAACTTACTATGAACTCCGTCCTTAATAGAATTATAATCGGAATAATTGCCACCGTCAACTGAATTATCATCTGCAAACACTTCAGAGTACCCAGAACGCTCAAGGATTTTGTTTTTGATTTCCAATTGACGCTTCTCTCTTTGGATTCTGCGGAGGAAAGCGTAATGAATGATTTGAGTGAAGTATGCAAAAGGGTTTTGTGACTTCTCAGGATTGAAGTTATGAATATATTGAACACAATTTTCAATACCATCAGAAATCATATCTTCCTTAAACATGTAGTTTACGAAGTTTGGTTTAAACGATAAGTGATTAGCAATCTTCAGAAAACACTCTCCAATATAGCGTGGGATGGGAGGTTTTGGTTTGTTCTGCAATACCGCAATCTCTTTATCTTCACGGTATTTAATCAGTGCAGCAAGAAACTCTTTATTATTGACGTAATGCTCTGACCTTTTTCTCTTGGTCATAACTGCTGTGGTTATCATTAAGTTAACTCATAATATGTATGAATTATAGCACTTATACAAATACTTGACAAGGTATCTAAACTTCGATAGAATACCTTTGTTGGGTTTGAAGGTCAAGGCTTAGCTACTCTTAAAGATCTTCTCTAAGATCTCTTTGGCATCATTGACATTGGCAATATATCCCATTCTACGATTAATCTTTGATTGATTTGTTCCATCCTTCGTAGATTGACGTATATAAGTCTGATACATCATAATCATTTCAATATCTGAAGACTCAGATAGGGTAAGAACGTCTTCTAAGTTTATGATAAACATGTCCTCTGTGGTTGTTTTTAGCCAAGGTTCTATTTTATAACCAACTACACCAGTTCTACCTTTTATCTCATTTACGATAATTGGATTCGATACTATTAATATCGTCCTGTCTTCCTCTTCAGATGCAGCTACCTTAGCAAAGACTTCTTCGCCTGTTTTTAATTTGAGAGTGCAGTAAAAATCTTCCTCAATCATTTTTTTAGTTGTACCGTGATTATTTCATAGTTAAAATTTTCTTCATTATAGATCTTGATTCTTTCTATTAAATGGTTTAAAGTATAATTTTTTCTTGAGTTGTGAGTACAATCATCAGAAATATCGTAAAGCACTGCTTTTACTTTATTTTTTCCCTTTCTAAGGACTCGTCCAATTGATTGTAGATTTCTAATACGTGATTTGCTTGGAGATGCGAAGATAACATTATGGAGATTTTTAATATTGATACCAGTAGAAAAAGTTCCATAGGAAGCAACAATAATTGCGTTGTTTTCCCTTTCCGTAATTTCTCTAACTAATTCTCTTTCTTCAGTATCAACTCCACCATGAATAAAAAATACTTTACGATCACCTCGCTTGATATTATTTATCTTTTCATATAAGATTGCTCCGTGTGCTTCTACGCGAGAAAACAAAACAAGAGTATTTCCTTTTAAATCCAAAGAAAGATTAGTTATAAATTTATTTCTTTGATCGTGTGAAATTAGATATTGAATTTCATCCTCATATGTTTCAAACTTTTGTGGCGAGTGTTTGAGAACAAGACAACGAATATCTAATTGGGAAATGTGACCTTGTTGCATCAACTCATAAGTTCTTGTTACCTTATATGATGGTCCAAAGAGTCCTTCAAGAACCCATTTGTGAGTTTGAGTTCCATCAAGAGTACCTGTGAATCCAAAACGATATTTTGCATGATGAAGTTTTGACATAATCTCAATAAGAGATTTGCTTTTAAAAAGATGAGCCTCATCTCCTATAACTACTCTATAGTCTTCAAAGAACGAACGTTCAAGTTTATAGATAGATTGCCAGGTAGTAATAGTTACAGAATGTTCGTTTGTTTTTTCCCTACCCGAATAAATCTTGTGACAATATGACTCAGCATCCCAACCATAATCTTCAAAATCCTTGTACATCTGCTCTACAAGAGATGTCGTTGGAACAACTAAAAGAATTTTTTGTCCTTTATCTACGTAATACCTTACAAGGGAGTAAATCATTAAGGATTTACCTGAGGCTGTGGGTGATATCAATAATTTTCTATTATGTCTTAGAGCATCGTATACTCCCTCCACTTGATACTCTCGTGGAGAATGAGTACAAATAGATTTCATATAATCTTTCACACCTTCATATGAAATGCCTTCATTTATTTCAAAAGGCAATCCATAAAATTTGTTTTCTTTAAATTCATACGTGTAGTTATGCAGTTTCAGTTTGTCGATAATTTTATCCAACAAACCAGCATAGATTTCTCCAGTATGAGTACTTAACAAACGAATCTTGCCGTCCCAGTGTCTGCTCCTATACTGGGACATAAATTTTGCAGATTCGACTTCAAATGTAAAATATGGTTGAAGTTCGTATAAAATATGAGATTCGCAATGTAGTTTAATGTAAATCTCATTCTTCTTTTCAATGATTACGTCACTCATAACATTATGATTGCTATGAGTATTTATTTACCCCAATCCAGCGTTAAATCTCATAAACTCAATAGCATTTTTGATCTGAAACGTTCTGTTCTGAATCATCTTCAAAATACTTTCAATATAAGTAAGCATTGTGTCGTAATAATCAATCTTCAAGCAAACTGTTGAAAGTTTTTCGTCTGCATCAAGATACTTTTGCATTGTATCCTTATCGCGAATCTTTTTGGGAAAGGGATTTTCTACATATACTTCTGGATCTGATTTGCCAGAATAATATTCATATCTTTCATGTCTGATATTCCTTTTTTGTTGCTCTGCTTTTTTTCTTAGTAGAAAAATAGTATTATATAATTCAAAATATTTTGCATGAAGAGTTGGAATATTTGTTGATTCTGTGTGAAGATTATCCATATCAATTTTAGAATCTTGCTCCCACATCTTTTGAATCATATCAAGGTCTAAACTCATAAAGGATTGCCGCCAAGATCTACTATATTGTAAATAGTATACTTGAAACTTACGTCTGCTGTAAAGTATTGTATGTCCGTCTGTGTTGCATCAAAATCTAAAGTTCCTAAAGAATATGGAAATAAATCTTTAAAAACGATTTGGAAGTTTGGTATTGATGAGCTTGTTAAAACCTGAAGAGTTCCGTCGGAGTATAAACCTAATTGCTTTTGTGCT